TTTCACTAATAGGGTCTTTGTTTGTTCCATCTTTCAATGGGAAGCCACTTAATAATGATAGATCAATATCATTTTCCATTTATACCTTCCTTCTAATATACTGTTTAATCGATTCATTAAATACTTCTTCCATTTGATTCCAGGTAAGGGAGGATGGGTCTTTCCCTTTTGGTAAAATAATAAAATCTACATTGAATGGCATTGAATCTTTAATGTAAGAATAATTGAACCATGAATCATTGTCTAACATAACAATTAGTGGAAAAGGTTTATATTTAGATAATCTATTTTTTTGGTTTTCTGATATTGTTTTTAATCCCCCTGTTACAACATTAATTTCCCCTGGATATTTTAATGTAATGAAGGTATCTATTCGAGTCATATCTAAAAAACCTTCTACTAATATTAGAGGTTTTCCATTTTGTATTTTATCCTCATTAAATAAAAATCTATTTAGGTTTTCCCCATTATGATATTTTTTATAATTTATTTTTCTCATTTGATATGACATAGTTTTATTATTAATTTTTAATGGAAATATAATATATCCTTTTTGGTTTGATTCCAGTGTTAATCTTAAATCATATCTATCTACATGCCACATTGTTAATTTTCGTTCATCAAAAAAATCTTTTAAATAAATATTAACATTTAAATCATACTTATTAATCCTTCTTGATTTTGGAAGAGGATCTATTTTTATTGGGTCATACTTCTGTTCATAATTTTTTTTATATAAAATAGATTTAACTTTATCATCTATATTTCTTATGTCATCTATGATTTGTTTTGTTAAAAAATCAAATGCTTTTTTTATACTCATATGCCCAAAAAAAGAAACTATTTTTAAAGGATGTGCTTTTCTTCCACAAGAAAAACAGTTTCCAAATTTTTTTGTTTTATGTATTCCAAAATGATTTCTTGAATCTGAGCAAAACGGGCAAGGGATTACGCCAATAAAATTTTTCCCTATATTTTTTCCGGTTAGTGTATAATCAACATGATATAGATCTAAAAAGTCTATTAGATCCAAAGCTTCTATACCATTTATCAACCTTGGATCTTCTAGATCAACTACAAAATTAAAATTCGGTTTATTTCCCATCCCTTTTCCCTATATATTTTCATTCTTTCTAGTGAGTAGGTATAAAAATATTTATGATATCTTTTGATGCTCCTTATATGATCTATGGAATCGATAACAATTAATTCTTCTTTCAGATTTGTTTTTCTTCTTCCGCGCCCTATTTTTTGAAGTGTGTCGATCTCTGATTTTCTTGCTGAAGCAAGTGCTACACAATCTACTGTGGGTATGTTTGTGCCCATTCCAAAAACTTGAGTTGCGATTACAAGTTCTATTTTTTTATTATTTAATTTATTTTTTGCCATTTCATTTAACATTTTATTTTGTTTACCATGTGCTACTTCTACATTGATATTAAATTTAGTTGCTATCTTTTGCATTTGTTTTAATTGTTCTATTTCATCCAATAAAATTAAAGCGGTCTTTCCTTTGCTTATAGCTAATTTTTTTATTGCTTTTATAAATAAAGTATTTCTTTGTTCGTTTAATAAAATATCATGCTTGTATGCTTTTTTATAATTTTCTCCTATAGGGGCTGTATTTTTAAATCTCACCATGTAAATCTTTGCCGGGATTACTCTTGATTGAACCTGCTCATCTTCTACTTTTTTTACAATTGGTCCAATATACCCAATCATTTTAAATGTTTTTTCTGGATTGTTTTCTATTAATTGTGGAGTAGCAGTTAATCCATAACGATAATGAATGTTTATCCCATATTTTTTTATCATATTTATGATTGATTCATTTATTCTATGGACTTCATCTACGATTAATAATTTTATTTCATTTTTATAAAAGGTACAATCTGATAATATTTGATAAAGAGCTATTGTAATATGTCCCATTTTAGAAACTTTATCGCCTATCTGTCCTATTTTTGAAAAACCAAACCAATCTACCATATTTGTTCTTATTTGTTTAAGGATATCCACTGTTGGGACAATAATCATAGTTTTATAAGGAACATTTAATTTTTGGATTATCCCCCCAATCAAAATGGATTTTCCTGCCCCTGTTGGTGCTACTAAAACTCCGCGTTTATGGATTATCCCAATTGATTTTAGCATTTCTTTTTGATATGGTTCATAAACAACCTTATTGAGATCATAGTTGATTATTTTTAATGGTATTCTGGGAAAATCGATTGATTGATAATCAACGATATCCCCCATCTCTTGTAAAGCTTGGGTGACATATTTCAATAACCCTGTTGGAAATGCATTACGTCTACGATCTAAGATGGTCTTGGTTATGGGGATAAGGCCGTCCTCTCCTGGAACTAATTCTTTCCAACCAAGGATTTTTTGAGCAATGATCTCCATTGAAATTGGATCGGGCACTTTAATCCAGTTAGCATTCTTTTGAATTAATGTGTGTTTAATCACATGTCCACCCCAGCATTTAAAACATCCTTTTCTTTTGGTTTTTCTTTAACCTCAAATGTATCAATGACTATTTGCCCAATATTTAGGTCTTTCACAATTCCTATTGATCCATGTTGTCTGCCATGACGATAATTAGCTATATAAATTCTGCCTATATTTTGGGTTTCTTCAACTTTGGTTTGGCAAAGCGCCATTACCAAATCAGAATTGAAGATAGTATCGATATCATCTGCTACTAAATGGGAATGAAACACTTCAGCCATCATAGCCTGTCTATTTCCCTGCATAGCGGATAAAGAAATGATATTTCTTTTAGCAGCAATTTCTTTTAAGCCTAAACAATTTTCCCCGATTCTTTCTTTTTTCTTTTGCCCAGGAGATGTTTCTTTCATAATTCCGAGATAGTCTACAACTAATACATCAGCAACCCACCCCTCTTGTTCAACCAATTCATCTAAAATAGTATCTATATCCATATAATTTAATCGACCTCTGTTAAACGCCATTACTTTAAGAGATCCGTGGGATACTTTTTTAATTTTTTGTCTGTTTTTTAATACAAAGTTAACATCATAAATAGAGTTTAGTTTCTCCTTTATTTTTACCCAGTCTTTCTCTTTTGGACCGGGGCGCATTGTATCTTGTAAATCTTTTGTGTAAGAAGATGTTGCAAAGCTGATCATCATATCAAAGCGTTCATCTATCTGTTCTTTTCCCATTTCTAAAGAAACATATAATACATTTAACCCCTGAAGAACCCCGCTTAATGCCATTTCCATTAACCACCAAGTTTTTCCACTTTTGGTTGCCCCTAAAATGGTTATTAACCATGTTTCCTTGAATCCTCCAATCATTTTATCCAGATCTGGAATTCTGCTCAACATTTTATATTGTGGACCGCGCAATCTATTCTCAATAAAGGAGGTATCATTTAATAAATCATAGTAAGGAGATTCAAACTCTTCTAAAGGTCTGATCGCTTTTAATATGATTGGTTTTACTTTATCATAATCTCCTTTTTTAACTAACGATGCACATTCAATTACAGCTTCCTCCATTCTAAAATGTTGAATAGCATCTTTGATTCTATTGAGAATATATTCAAAGTTTGATCCAGTAATTCCAGACAAAAGATCAAGAAGGTTTACGCATTTTTCCTGTAGGTCTTGAGGTAATTCTTTTATTCGGTATTCAAATAGATCAATGAAATCATCTTTAGGTGCTTTTTTATACTCATCGTAATAATTATAAATAAATTGAATTAGGGTGCGCTTTTCACGCACCCTAAAGATCTCTACGGGAACAACTCTTCTTATCTTTTGTAAAAAAGCATCATTGGAAACTGCATGAAATATAATCTGGTTTTGAAAATGATTGTTAAACTCAAGGAAAGCAGCAATAGCGTTCGTGCTTTCCATTATAAGCAGCTCCTTATTTAATTTGACCTGTTAGAATTGTCCATTCATTTTTGTAATAGTCATAAAATGTTTTTCCTGTTCCATCAGGCCCATGCTTTATATGAGCAAATTTTAATACAGCTCTATTGTCTTGTTTAAAGTAAACGTTAAATTTTTCCAACCACCATTTGGAACTTTTTGCGGTAATGTGTGTTGGATCTTTTGAAAGAACATATTG